CCTAGATAATGCCTACCGCAATTAAGCCAAAACGAAGTACTACCATCGGACAGATTCCAGGTCTGTCCGATCTCCAAGACGGAGAGATGGCAATTAATATTGTAGACCAAAAGATCTACATTAGAAGTGGCGATAACATCGAGACCGTTGCATCTGCTGCTACTGGTGCTGTTCCTGTTTGGAATTACCAGAATGCATCTGCTGCATTTGTTGTTAATAAACGATATATTATTGACACAACTTCAGGAGAATTAACTTTTTCAATGCCTACTGTTGGTTTATCAGTTGGAGATAGCATCGAGATCCATGATGCGGCAAACAACTGGCATATAAATAATGTTATTATCACTGACTCTGTGAATAAATTTCGTGATGCTATCGGAAATATAGAGGATCCCCCTCTAATTTTGGATGTTTCTACGATTACTGTGATGCTTTTGTGGAACGGATCTTATTGGAGCATTGTTAGCTAATGGCACTCTCGTTAAGTAACTCACACTTTCAACCGAAGGACTCAAAAGGATACTATGTGTATGCTTTGAGGCGTGATTCTGATGACATGCTACACCTTACTAAGGTTAGTACTGCATCAACGACAGAAACTTTTGAACCTTTTAGATTGGATGGTACTCAAGTAGAAGGCTTTGGCGACTACTCTGATTATGTGGTAGAAACCACGGAACAAAAATCAGCGAGCAATCATCCGATGGATAAATATCAACAGATTCGTTACGATAGGCGTAACATAAATTATTTCCTAGATTCTGATGGATACTTAGTCCTTCAAGTCAATGGATCCCACACATACTCTGGACCTGTATAAAGAGCACTAACAATGGCAGAATTTAGACTTGGCAGACTGAAGTTCAATTGGCGTGGCGCATGGACAGGTTCCACTGCGTATGTCATCGACGACCTTGTAAGGTTTGGTGCGAACTCCTATGTCTGTGTAGGTAATCATACCTCAGAAGCTTCGGCTAATAATTTCACTAATGATGCTGCTAATTGGCAACTTCATACAGCTGGATTTGATAATTTAGGTACTTTACAGTACGGTTACTCCTATGTTCCTGACGATATCGTTAGGGAAGGTGGTAACTTATACATCTGTACTAACCAACACACTTCTACTGGTGTTTCTAGTAACTGGTACTCTGGAGATTTCCCTGGTAACTGGGAGTTATTCCATGAAGGTTTAAGATTTGTAGGTGCTTTCGCTACTGATACCTATTATGGTATCAATGATGTTATCTCCTTTGGTCCAAGGAAGTATCGTTGTACAGCACCATTCCAAGTTGCTTCTAACTGGTTGGTTCCAGGTATTAGTTCTGTTACACCTCAGGGTGACGACGGATTCTATCCACCAGAACAAAACTTTGAACAGATTGCTACAGGTCTAGACAACCAAGGTTCATATATTAGTACAGTAAGATATGAAAGAGGTGATGTTGTTGAGTGGCAGGGTGCTACTTATGTTGCTATCGGTACTAACCCAGCTAACACACAACCAAACCAAGACGAACAGTCATGGAAGTTCTTGAACTTAGGTATTGGTACTGGTGGTCAGGATGCTTGGGATGGTTCACAACAATATTCTAAAGGTCAGATTGTAAGATTTGGTGGTAACACTTATCAGGCTGACTCACTTAACATTGAACAGTGGCAGCGTCCAACTGGAATAGGTAACACAACTTATGCTAAGGGTGTTAATGGTTGGTCTCTAGTTCAGTCAGGTTTTAACTGGACAGGTGCTTACACAACCACAAGTTTCTATGAAATTGGAGACTTAGCAGAGTATCAATCATCTGCATATGTTTCTGTTGCATCTACCAATGTTAATGTCGCTCCTGGAACTGATGTTACTAAGTGGCAAGCATTTGCTATTGGTGATAGCGCAGCACTCTTAACTACTAAGGGTGATATTTTAACAAGAAATGGTACAGGCCCAACACGACAGGGTATTGGTACTCAGGGTACATTCCTACAGGTTAATACTTCTGATGAAGTTCATTGGGAATATGCTGCAAAGCGTACCAAGGTCTATTATGTTGACGCTCAGAAAGGTAATAATAATTTCTCTGGAGAATCTCCAGACGCTGCATTTGCAACCGTTGCTTTTGCTGCTACTTCTACTAATCCACAATTAGCAATTGAGGATGCAATTTATGACAATACCACTGGTATTGTAACGATTTCTACCGTGAAGAACCACGGTATGTTTGTCGGTGGCGAGATTAAGTTGGTTGGATTGCACTTCACTTGTGCTCCTTCCTTTGGTGTAGGTACTGTATTCCCATCAGGTTTAGAAGGTTATTACTTCTCTATCTCTGGTATTAATAGTGATAGACAGTTCATAACTCGTGTTGGTGCTTCAACAATCCCACACACTTATTCTAGTCCACAACCTGCGCTTAATGTTGATCCACTTGCGATTAACCAAGTCACTAACGCAGCACCAGTTGTACTAAAACTATCTGCTGGTGTGTTCAATGAGCAGCTACCTATCGTTCTACCTAAGAACTTCTCCATCGCTGGTGATGTTCTAAGAGGTTCAACGATTCAACCTGCTGCTGGTATATCAACTGATGGTATCACACCGAATGATCGTTCAACGATGTTCTATGTGGCTGACGCTACAACAATTCAGGCGATTACCATGAAGGGTCTGAAAGGATTTGCTTATGATACTAATGATCCTTTCAACACAGATTTAATGCAACAGAAGGTTGGTGTTGGTACTACTGCTTGCGGTGTGTATGTAAGACTCAACCCTAACGAATCTATATTAACTCGTTCACCATATATTAAGGACTGTACATCATTCTCTGATGTTGCCAAGGATGGCACTGGACATGGTGGTGCAATCGGAGTTTATATTGAGGGTGGACAACACCACTTGAACCCTGAAGGTGGGGGATTCAAATCGATGGTGTTCGATGCATTTACTAACATCCATTCTGATGGTGTTGGATTCATGCTAGAAGATGACGCTGTTGCTGAAGTTGTTTCTTGCTTCACTTACTACTGTTCATTCGGTTACTTCTCTGATGATGGATCTGAGATCAGATCTCTATCAGGTAACAACTCTTATGGAACCTACGGTGCTGTTGCTACAGGATTCTCTACTCATGAGATTGCAAGACCAGCGAAACTATATGGTGATAAGATGGCAACAACTGTTGGTACTTACGCTGGTACTATTGGAGTTGGTGCAACGATGCGTGGTACTGTATCAGGTGCTCGTGGTACTGTAACTAATGACCAGACTGCTGCTGATGCATTGTACTTCAAGTATGCTACTGGATTTGGTAACACTGGACAAGGTACTCCTAATGGAGCAGTTGGTGTTGGTACTACAACCTTTATTAATGGTGAGTATGTTGAACTTGATTCCGTTGGTGCAGGTGCTACTGGATACTTCAGAATCGCTGCTGCTACTGGATCTGTTACTGGACAAAAAGATATTCTTCTTGAAGTTGCTGGATTAACTACGACTCCTACGGTTGGAGACGCAATTGGATTCACGACAGTTGGTATGGGATTCTCGGATTCCAATACTTATATTGTTAGAACGCAAACAAATTATGTTGAGGGTAGTAAGTTTGATATCAACCAGGCAATTTATGACCCTGTAGTTGGTATTGTAACTGCATACACTGCTGGTGCTCATGGTCTAACTTACGGTCAGTACTTTAGATTGAATACTGCATCACTCTGCTTCACTTGTGTTAAGGATGGAAACATTTCATCTACTGCATATCCTAGAGTAGCTGACCCAATTGCAGGACAACCAATTAAAGTTCTTACAGGATCTGGATCTACAACTCTTGTCTTCCAGTGCTTGAATACTACAGGTGCATCACAAGCATCTACTTATACTGGAGACCATGCATACATCGGAATGCCTGGCGGTATTGGTAAGACATCTACGGATGCTATCTTAACTGGTACTGGTAGAGCAACTGTTACTATCGCTCCTGGAAAAGGAAGTGCTCCTGTTACAGGTCTTGACCAACAAGAGTTCAGTATGAGAAGTAAGTTCTCTAAACTAAGACTTACTGGTCATGACTTCCTACTAATTGGTGTTGGTAACACAGCCGAAACTAATTATCCTAATGTAAATGAGAACAATGCTTCTCAGGGTAATGAGACTACGATTAAGAACACAGGTAAGATCTTCTTTGTATCTACTGACCAAGGAGGTAACTTCAGGGTTGGTGAATACTTCTCAGTTAACCAGTTAACTGGTGCTGCTACCTTGGACGCTTCCGCATTCAACCTTTCTGGTTTGACAGAACTACGATTGGGTGCTATCGGTGGACAAATTGGTGAGGCAATTAACGAATTCTCCTCCGATGAAACAATGGGTGGAGACTCTAACCTTGCAACACCAACTGAGAAAGCAGTTCGTGGTTTCTTAACTCGTGCGAAGATGGATGCTACTTCTGGTATCATCGTTCCTCCTCGTGGTGCTCAGTCAGGTAGACCTACTGGTGCTGACCTCTTTGAAGGTGGTCTCCGCTATGACACTGATGCAAATGGATTTGAATTCTACAATGGTAGTGATTGGTTACCTCTAGGTGCATACTCTAACTTAGATATATCTGGTAACGGTACTACTCTTGCTAACAGACAACAAGCATTCTGTGATACTAACGGTGGTGGATTTACTATCACACTACCTGCATCTCCTGCGAAGGGTGATAGTGTTAGGATCTTTGACATCGCTAAGACATTCGATAGTAATGCATTAACGATTGCAAGAAACGGTAAACCAATTATGGGTGACGCTGCTGATCTAACAATTAATACTGAAGGTGCTGCATTTGAACTTGTATTCTATGACAACTCTCAAGGTTGGAGAATCATTACAATTTAATTCTCGTTGATGGGAGTGTGCAACTCCCTTTTGTTATACTTTTTCTAAATACTATTACTACAGAGTATAGGCAATGGCCAATTATCAAACATATAAAAAAATAAATGGTGGTGAAGCGGTTATCGCTAACTCACTAGGACCGTCACAGGTTAGTGGGTTCTCTACTGCTGTGGTGAGACAATGCTTCTTCTATGATTGTTGTTTCTGGGATGCATCAAACGGTGGTTGTGGATTCACTTGGACAGTTCCTCAAGATGCTCTGACTGTTAAGTTTGAGATATTAGGTGGAGGAGGATCTGGTGGTCCTGCTCGTTGCTGTACTGGTGGTTACTACCCTGGTGGTTCTGGTGCATACGGTGTTAAGACATTATATTCACATACAGGAGACTTCACACCAGGATCTACAAACTATACTATTTGTGCTGGTGCAACTACTCGTTGCTCTTGTTGCGGATGCTGTACTGGTAGATCTGGTTGCGGATTCTGTGGTTGCACATCATATGTACAAGGTTCAGGATTAAGTAACTTCTGTGCTACTGGTGGATCATGGGGTCACAAGAAGTGTGCTGGTTGGTGTTATATTTGTAAGTTCACTGCACAGTGTAACTTCTGTTACAGTGAAAGAACTGCTTGTGTTTGTGGTAACTATGACTTTGCTCTTCCTGGAGCAACTGGTTCAGAGATGGCAAACCAGTATTGTAATACTGAGCATGTTCCATTCGCTCCTGGAGCACCTGGTCCTTGGGGTGCAACCTTTAACAAAGGTCGTGCTAAGTGTGGTACAGGTAACAGGGTTGGTTGTTGCTATGGTCACTCACTATTCCCTGGCGGTGGTGGATTCACTGGTGGAACTGAAGGATCTCAGTGTTGGGGTAGCTTTGGTCAAGGTGGACTAGTAGTTGTGACTTGGTGGTCATAATATAAATAACAAATGAAGGAGTAAACCTGAACAAAACCGATGGCAAACATTACAAAGACATTTTTATATCCAGTACCTACAGTATGGATGGGTCAGGATCAAGACGATCTCCAAGTAGGAGTCGCAACTTATAATGGTCCTAAAGATCTTAAAGTCTTTATGGAACTAGATGATAATGGTGACAAGAGTAGCATTGTACATGATACAGTGGATCCTTTGGGACAGGGTTATCCTCCTGTAATTCCTGCTAACATGTATGTGGTAGATTTGGATGCATCTAAGTATCCAAATGTTGCTGCTGCTATGTACGGTGGAATTTCGGGTCCAAATTGGATAGAAGTTGCTGTTGGTCCTTCATCAGATCCTAACCCATTGATTCAAGATCCTTCTCACTTCCATGAAGTGTATGATCTGACATCATTTGGATGGGATCCTGCATTAAATAGTGGTGCTGGTGGATGGAAGACTCCTAAGTTCTCCTATGTTAATACAGATGAAGCAGATAAAGGTTCTTACGATTATAGTTTTGGATGGGATTGGGTAAGGTATAATAGAAATAGAATGCTCATTGGTAGTGATGGTAGAATTCCTGAGGATGCACCAGAGTCAATGAAGACTAGATGGAAAGAGTATCGTCAGAAACTAAGAGATCTTCCTACTGCATGGGCTGGTGTTGGTACTGCAACTCACTTAATTGTATGGCCTCGTGACCCTGACATGCAGGATGCAGATGAAGAGTTGAAGAATGATACAGAATACTTTGCAGAAGGTGGTGTAATGCCACGCTGAGGCAAATTCGACTTTTTGTTTCAAAAATTCGGGAAAAAAAATCCCGAATTTTTTTTGACCCATAGGATTTTATAAAATGTTAGAACCTGAC